TGATCGTGTCCACTGAAATGGGCTCTTGATTTGCGAGCTGTTGCCCTCTGACCTTGCCGACTTGTGTGGCGCACTTGTTTCCGAGCTCTTTATTGAGTTCGATGCCTCTGCGTGCGTTGTTGCGCACCGAGTCGGGATAGTCGGAGTAGGTTTTCTCTGCGAAGGCTTCCATGTATTTACTTAGGTTTGACATTTGCTCGTTTACGTTTTGGTTTTGGTGTTGCTGCTGGAGCTTCTGTCTGCTCATCTGCTTCGATGCCTTCATAGCGAATGCACTGTTCTGGTGCAGTTGTGCTGACGTTCTCCTCTTCAAACAAATAGCCGAATCCTATGGACACATAGTGACGGTATCTGCTGACATCTATATTGTCAACAATGACTCTCATGTTTCCGAGCGTGGTGTTCTTGACAATAGTCTTGCCCTTGTATTCATCTTTGATTTTCATGGTGTATGGTTTTTAGTGTATTTTTTATATCTGCGATTAGGTAGTGAGCTGATGTCACTGGGATGTTGAAATACTCAGCCATTGATCGTGCTGTTGTGAGCCCTTTGTCGAAGTATGCCTTGGCAACTGCAATCTTCACGTTGTCTGTCAGCCCGTCTCGGTAGATGTCCACCGATGACTTCCATCCCTGGTATTGCTGTTCGATTGCGATTTTGTAGCTGAGGTCTTCCCCGTCATCGTATCGGTCTGGGACAGCCATCTCATTTGCGAAGATTTTCTCGTGCTTATAGCTGTCGACGTTCTTCCAGATGACTTGACGTTTGATTGAGTTGAGAATATAGCTTTTGACCTTTCCGACATCCTCTGTGTTGTCATTGATTTCGATGCAGTGCAGATATGCGTTGGATATGACGGTATCAATCGTCAGTTTTGGATTGTATTTGGAGCAGAAATAGCGCGTATAGCGATATAATTCCTCATAGTGAGACGATATGTATCGGTCAAGAGTTGCCTTCATACCAGTTGATGAATTCCTTGTACCATATTTTGCGCCTCAGCTGAGAGCAGAAGCATTCGCGGTCAGGCATTCCGGTCTCGTTGACCTTGATGCGCTTGAGAACGTTCAGCGTTCTCTTGCTGTATCGCTCTGCGTCATCCATTGCCTTGACTGCTGTGATATAATCTATTTGCTCTCTATCCATTCGCTGATGATGTAGGCACCCATCGCTGTGATTGCTGCCGTATATATATTGCCAGAAAGTGCCAAAGCAGTCCAAAATGAGGTGCACTTCCAGCAACCAAAGCCAGCATGAATGTAATCACCGAGCTTTGTGCTTGGGATGACCTTTATGAATAGTAGGTCAATGACCCAGTGCAGAGGCTCGAAGTTGGCAATCAGCCACCCGAGTGCCAGATATGAGAGTATCAGTTCCATAGCTCAAAGATAACTTTAAAAATCAATATGATAGCCACTGCCGTCACGAGTATCATCGTGGTGAGTGCTGCGAGGTATTCTTTGTCGGGTCTCATAAATTTAGGTTGTTTTCGTTTACTAATTCACGGAGCTTTGCCCTCCAGTATTCTGTGACTTCCATCTCCACATCGGTAGCCTCTCGATTGTGCCAGTATCCGTGCTTGATTACTGAGCGCATTTCGTTGTCCAGGTCCCACACTGAGTGCTTCCATTTCCATCCATCGAGCGCATCTTGCAGGTCTTTGCTTTCATCGTGGTCAAAGTGTAGTGTTGCTTTCATTGTTCTTGTTGTTTAAAAAAACTGTTTTTTACATTCATTGCATTCATATACCAATGAACCTTTATACTCATCTACATTTTCCATTATGCTACTGCAACACGGACTCTTAAATCTAAAGAAGTTGCTTATCTTTTGAAAGAATTGTTTCATTGTTCTTGTTGTTTCAATGTTTTTTATTCCCAAATAATAGAACTATACTTTTTCTCTATCGCTATATATAAAGAGTTAGAAACTTCCATTTTGTTCCCTAAAGTTTCATTTACACATTCTGCCGCAAATCTTTCTGCAACGTGTTTTGCATACATTTGCATTAATTTTTCTTGGCTTGTATTATTATCTTTATAATAATGTAAAAATTCTTTTGCTGTTTTCAACTGATAAAGTTTCATTGTTTTGTTGTTTAGTTTAAAAAAGCCTTTTTCCCTCAAGAAGGCAATAACTCTATCTCCCTACGATGAGAACCGACACTTACTCGGCAGGCTACGTTCCGCACGTCTACGGCATCTCTCGTTTATATTTCGTTTTAAGATATGTGGCACTTTTTACCCATTATCCTTTTCCATATTGCTTAACTCAATTAACGCAGCCTTTTGCGCTTGCTTTAAATCTGCCTTCAGCTTCTCAATATACAGCGTGGCATCCATCAACTCCTCCTGAAGATGATTCAGCCAATCGGTTATGCTCAAGTCATCACGATCTAAAGTGCTCCCATATTTCTGGATGCCGAGCTGGCTGCGCTCATAATACTTGGACAGTACCTTGAGCACGATTGGGTCTTGTATTTGCTGTTCCATTAGTTAAGGCTTGACCATTGTTCATAGAATTCTTCTGGAGTCACTTCAGAGATGTGTACCTCATCCGAGATGGTAATCACGATGCAAGTGTTGACACCTGGCATCATGTTGAATAAGTCGTGCACCCTTGCAACCAGCTTATCGAGGTTGTCATTATTGGTGCCTATGTATGCGATGAAGTACTTCATTTCATTAGAAAGTTGAAGGCTTGGATGTAGAACTCATCACCAGCACCTTGACCTCTCATAAATCGGTTCAGTGTGTAGTATCTGAGATTCATATCCTCAGCCAAATGTGTCATTTTGTAGCGTTTTGAGAGTCGGGACCTCAACTCTTTATGAATGAAGTCCCGAATGTTCTCGCCATCAGAAAGGTAAATCGTCATCGATTTCATCTGTGATTGGTTTTGATGGTGCTGCTGCTGGTGTTGCGATGCGGATATCCCAAGCATTGAGGCTGACATAATATTTGCCATTGTACTCTCTGCCTCGAAGGTCGAACTTGACCTCGCATTCTTGACCTGGTGCTGCTCCATCCAGGAATCTCACTCGCTCATTGACAGCTTGGAATTGTACCAGCTGCGGATACTTGTCACCGATTGAGAGCACGAACTCTCTGATGTTCATCTTCTCACTCACTTGTTTGGCTTCACCGAGTAGGTGAATAGTGCCTTTTGCTTTTAGCTCTTCCATTTTTATTTGTTATTTAATTTTCCCTTTGTTGTTTATTATCTAATTGTTCAGCAGTCCATTTCTCATATAGCTTGAGACAGTGCTCGAATCCTTTGATAAATTCTGTTTTTTCGTTATTATTCAATAAAAGCATCATTTGTAAATGACCAAACAATGACACACCGATATCAAGGTCATCAAAGTTCTTTGGCTTGAGTGGTTCGCATCCCATTTTACTTATTGTTTAATTGTTCATAATACTCGTGATATAACTCTGATGCTTCTTTAAGGCGAGCAACCATCTTAGCCTCGATGTTCTCATCTCTGTCATACCAGAGTGCTGTGATTCTTTTCTCTGGGTCGATATGGTCAACTCTGTGCAGCTGGAGATTCTCGTATTCATTCAAGAACTCATCCCAGGTGGTGACCATGCAGTAGATGAGCTCAGCACATGGCTTGTCATATAGCATCATGTAAGCTCTGAGCTGCCATTCATAGAGTGGATTGACTGCATCTTCAGCAAGTGCCGGGAATGTATCGAGTGACCAGGATGATTTGACGTCAATGATGCGGTCCTCTGTTACGATGTCAGCAGTACCAATGAGATATTCATTCTCGATGGTCACTTCATTCTTTGTGTACTGTGTGAACCTCACCGAGTTGATGAGGTTGATTGATTCCAGCTCTTGCTCTCTACCCTTCCAGATGTATTTGTTGTTGAGTTCTGTGGTGTAGTTGTAGAAATCTTCCTTTGCACACTGCTTGATGTAGCTCTTGGCTGTTTCTCCGATGCTGTCCTTGGCTCTGCCATTGGTCATCAGTTTACCGATTTGCGATGGATGCCATTTCATAGTGCGAGAGCTTTGAGTTGTACTTCAGTGAGTGCATAGTTGGAATTCAACTGCTCTGCTGTATACTTGCCAGCTTCGATTGCTTCGAGTGCTGATTTGAATCGCTCTGCATTGATTGTTGGCTTTCCTTTCTGTGAATCTGCTGCACCATTTCCATCATCGTCAACGGCTTGAAGTGATAGCAGTGACTGCAATGTACCTCTGCGGAAGTAAGTAACGGCAGCGAGCACCTTTTGTGGGTCTGTGATGACTGGAAGGCTCATGAATGACTCGATGACCTCACCAGAGTCGATGTCGATGATACGAGTCACCACATCATTGCCAACCACTGGCTGCAAGAGAAGCAGTCCATGCTCGTGGAGGATTGGCTCCACTGTTGTGAGCAGCGCATTGATGTCAGCGTAGCTCTTTTTAAAATGTGGATTCGTTGCATTCTTTGCAACCTTTCCGATTTGCTGCTTGGCAGCGTGTAATTTTTGCCAAATGTTCATTGGCTCTGCGAGTGTAGCCTCCGCTTTTTTTGTAGTCATAAATTGTTGTTTTTGTTGTTTTGATTCGTAAATCTACGCTTTTATTTGATTGATTCGCAAAACTGCTCATAAAAATTTAAGAATCCTTCAAAATCTTTTGCAATAACATACACACCACCAGCCTCTTCGATGGCTTTCTGGTATGCTTTCTGTGCATCTGACTGCCTATCTTTTCCATACTTGACCTCAATCTTGACTGAGCGGCCCTTGATCGTGGCCGAGATATCTGCCGAGCCTGGTGTGCCGGTTCCCTTGGTCCACTGCCCACCGATGGCGACTCCATCAGTGCGATATTTCTTGCGATAGACTCCCATCGTATTGATTCTCTCCGCTTGGCATCCACTGAACTGAAGGAATGCGATGATTGATTTGGTCAGTGCATTGGCACCGTTGTCATTCCATTGGTCCAGGGCAATCAGGTGCGGTGGGATGGTTGGATACTTTTCCATTTTGTACTTGAGTTGGAGGTCTTTTAGGATTTGTCGGTGTTGTCTTGTCATTGGTTCTGATTTCTTAGTTTATGTTCATCTATTTTCCAGCTCATTTTGCATATCAGGTAGAGCTTGACCAATTCATCAAGTGAAAGCATTTCAATCTCTGACTTATTCCAGGACCATTTGTCATGAAAGCCACCACAATATGTGCCGCACTTCTTGACAAGTTCATGGTCAAATGCAATGTATGCTGGTGATATTCCATACACCATGTTTTCAATATCTTCTCTATCACAATTTAGTTTCATTGTTTCGCTTGTTCGTTTAGTTCATCCCAAATATCATCAGCTTCTGGAGTCGGTTTGGGAGTTCCCGAATCGAGAATGAAGTATCTGCCGTTGTGATTGCGCCCTTTGGTGATGTTGTATCCTTTATAGTCAGCATACGACTGCACCCATTTGAGGAATCTGCGAGGCTCGAGCTCTTTGAATGAGGTAAACTCGGAGGTGAATTCTTGAATCTTGCTTCCGTTGTAATAGTAAACATCGAGAGCCAGGTTGCCTTCTTCAGCCCAATCAAAGAAGTCCTTGCACGTTGCTTGGATGAGTCGCTTGGCATCTGCGTTGATGCTGATGGCTTTCATCAATCCATTTGTCAGGTACTTTTGGAGGTTCTTCACCATGTAGTTGTCGAATTTCAACCAATCCTCATCGGTCCAGGAGTCGAATAATAGGCGACCATACTCATCTAATGGGCTGCGCTTGCTGTGAAAGTACTGATAGAACTCCAGCTCGTGACGTCTGCGATCATGAGAAGAGCCTGCACCACTGATGACATAGTTGGTTGTGATGACAATCTTTGGTGAGCGGTTGAATGGGATGAATATCTCATCCTTGTTCTTTCGGTTGACGGTGATTCCCTCAGTGATGAGGCTGAATAACTGCTCGAAGTCGAATGCTTTACGCACATCATCGAATGCCAGAATCTGTGTGTCCAGATTCACTCGCTGATAAACGAAATCAGACTTGGATGGGTTGAATGACTTGCCATCAATCTTAACGACTCTGCGCAGATTTCCGAGTGCTGCCAGCATGAGTGACTTGCCTGACCCTCCATTCGGGTTGTCATCGATTTCTTGGTCATTGAAGATGATTGCTTTCTGGTCAGTCTTGTCTTTGAAGGTGTGCATTAGGTAGCCGAGTGTTGTCTCAAGGGCATCAACTCTGCCGCTATCATCTGCCGACACCTTGCTGACGAAATCTTGAAAGTCATTATTGCAGTCATCCAGCAGCGTGAAATCTCGCTCAATGATTTGATTCTCCCAGATGTAGCCATCAACATCGATGTAGCTCTTGAGCTCCACTTTGCTCTTGGATATCTTGGCAACACCATTCTTGAATGGAATATAAGAAGCATCCTTGCTATCCTGAAGCATCAGTATGTTGATGCTGTCAATCATATTGATGAAGTTCTCATTGAATAGGAATGCATTCCTGGAGCAGTAGTTCCAGACATCCATCTCACCTTTGCCTTGGAGATAGTTCAGCACAAAGTCCTTGATTTGTTCTGCCGATGATATCTTGACCTTGTTCTCCTTGACTCTGACAAATGTCGGCTTCTCAGCATTCTCGGGATAGTACTTATTGAAGCCATTCTTGACCAAGAATTCAGCGTAATTTGATGGCTGTATGGTGATACCACCCTTCTCATTGACTGACCAAAAGATATCATCACCGGTCTGAATCTCTTTCTTGATGTCCTCAATGACATCCTCTCTTACGTTCAGCTGCTTCTTGATGTCATCATCTGTGATGCCGCTCTTGAGCTTCTGACGCACCCTTTGGAATGTATCTTTATCTTCAAAGTATTTGATTCCAAATGAGGCTTTCTTGTAAGCCGAGCGAATGGTTGTGACCATCTCTTGCTCGCTGAAGCTGGTGCCTTGAGCATACCTGGTGTATATGTACTGTTCTGCCGTATCCTTTGAGATGCCATACTCGCAGAGCACTGCTGCCAATTTGAACACAAATTCATTGCGACTGCCTTCCACGAACTGACAACCATGGTCGAATCGCTCAATGAGGTTGATGATTTTGTCCTCATCGGATAGGATGCAGATGGGAGTGCGCTCGGTGTAGCTGAATCCTTGGTCTTGCTCGATGCCTTCAAACACCTGGCAGAACTCATTGAAGTAGATGTCAGGGTCATAGGATTCGAAGCAGACTCGGCTGACGTTGCTGTTCTTCACATCGAAGTATTCGCTGTCGAAGTACTTGCCGAATGCTGTGAATCTGCGCTTGTGCTCGACCTTGTCAGACTTCGGGATTCTGATGACAGCTTTCAAGCCATTGCCAGATGGCGATGTGAACACCATCATCACATGGGGGTCAGCAATTAGCCGCTTTCTTTCCTCCATCATCAGCTTCTTGGTTGGATATTGGTCGAAGTCAAGGATGCACAGACCAGAATGCTCGACCAAGCTGCTGTCATTTCGCTCGGTGAACGTCCCATTGAACATGATGGCATTCAGTGATGACTTCAGGCGGTCATGCTCTGGGTCAGCCTTCTCAAGTGATCGTATTGTTGCCACCTTTTTAACGAGCTCGGGGTTGCCGAGTCTGATGCGGTTGTAGACTTCTGTGATTGACAAAGAGAACGGTGTCTCCTTGGTATTGAATAAGTTTTTAAATACTGATACTTGACTCATATGTCGAAAATTTTGTATGATTTGTTTTTTGATTCTTCCATTTGTCTCAGCTTCATGTATTCTCCATATTCTTCAAATGTCATTTGTCTGATTGTATTCTTCATGTTTTGCTTTCTGGTTACCCATCTTAAATTCTCAATACGGTTGTCATCTTTAATCATGTTGATGTGGTCGCATTGCCTGCCTTTTGGATGACCTTCAAATGCCCAAAGAACAAGTCTGTGCACATACTTCAAATTTTGCCTACCACATTGAGTCAATCCAACTTGCAAATATCCAGAGCCAGTGTAGAATGGTCTCAATATTTTTTCTTTTTTTCCTTTAAAAGATTTCACTCTTCCAAGGTTACTAACTTGATATTCCAGGAATCCTGGTATATCTTTCCAAATTTCTTCCATTTTGTCGAAGTCTTAAAAAATAAAAAAGCCATCTTAAATCCGCAGCCTTCGACCTCTGCTTCATTAAAATGGCTAAATAATACCTAAGGTCTTATAATGTCGAAGGAGACCTGTACAAATATAACGAATGAGTGCTGAAATGGTTGCATTTGTTTATATTTATTTGATTTTTGTTGATAAACGTGACGCTAAATGACAAAGCGTGACGATGTGAAAATGATTAACTTATTGAATATCTGTATTTTGATTGATTTCGTGACAGTGACAGTCTCGGAAAAATTTTGCTTTTGTGTTAGGTTTTCAAACACCCCATACCAGCGGTAAAAGCGGAGCGTCATTTTCCGTCACATCGTCACACCATACACCCCTTTCTTGATGTCATCTTGTATCTTTCTCATCTCCCAAAATGACTCACACTGGAGCACATCGAGCATGATATTTCGGTCAACAGCATAGTCCATGGCTGTGTATTGCTCGAATTTCTGCCGTAAGTCATCGGTCATGCGAAGGAATAGGCGGTCTTTCTTCCATTCTCTTGCTTTCTGTGCACCATGCACCACTGACGAATGGTCCATATTAAAGAGCTTGCCGATTTCAGTCATTGTGAGCTTGTGAGTGCGAAGGAATGTGAATAGGTAGTAACGCTGATACACCTTGTGACGTGCACGGTTGTCGGCACCAGGTTTGAATGCCAGCTCTCTTGCCTCGATTTCTTCCTTTACCTGGTCAATTAGTTCTTGTATTGTCATCATTAAAAGTTTTGCTCCACCCATTGGCGGAATGATTGTTGAATCTCGATTTGTTGCTGGAAGATATCCATGTTGCCACCATTCAGAATGGTTGCATCTGCCTTCTGAATCTCCTGAAGCAGCATGGTTGCCTTCTGCTTGATGACTCGCTTGAATACACCTTGATCGTTTAGGTCTTCGATGAAGTCACCGAGCACTGGCAGCACTCCGCAGAGTGCGAGTAGTTTTTGTTCTCTTGTCATATAAGCCAAATTTTTAAACGTTCAAAAAAGTCAATAGGATTCTCAAATTTCACACCTCTTATTGATGACATCCATTCATCATCAGCATCAAGATTCATTCTCATGAAATCCATATCTTTCTCAATGGTGCTTTTGCAATAATTGGCACACAATTTATCATTGACTTTTTTGACTATATCTTTTGTGTCATGATATTGGCAGTCATTCATGATGTCAAATATTGTTTTGATTCGTTGCAGCTGTGGAATTTTCATAGCGGTGTCACTTTGAATTTGCCATCATTGAATCTACCCGTCTCAATCAGGTCCATCTTCTTCCAGTATGCCAATGACTTGCTGGTGAATATCCACTCTTGCACAACTGCGAGCCCGATGTGGTATGTTAGTTTAAATCTCATTTTTTTAGGTATTGTTCTTTGTAGTATTGTTCTGCTTCTGTGTATGGATTTTTGATACAAAATGAATCTACATCCACCCCAGCTAAATAGGCATCAATTATCTGCTCTTGTTCCCTTTCAAGTTTAAACTCAAGAAGGTAAATCATTTGCTCCTTGGTATAGAATTCTTGCATTTTGTCTCGCTTGAATGCTCTGATTAATTCTTGTAGTGCAGTCATATCTCTTGCATTTTAATTTCACAAATTCGATTATATAAGTCGTGGTTGAATGATGTCCAGAATCTGTTGACCTGGTAGTGATTAAATGAACCAATCAAGCTCATCCTCATTGATGGCTTCGACATAGGCTTGCTCGAAGTAGCATTGCTCGTAGAGCTTTGCGAGGTATTCATCGCATTCTTTTGTTTGTTTAATTGTAAGTCCTTCATAATAGTGTTTTTCTGTTATTTTATAATCGCCATAACTGTCACCCACTTTGATGACATAGTTTGCCATGGTTGTTCCATTGGTCTCGGTCTCACCCACATCTTCGAATTCAACGAATAAATCAACGGCAGCTTCGCCATATATCTTGATGCACTGGTGGTCACGGATATCGATTGTAATCATTGCTTATTGTATTTGTCGTTGTACACATGGTTGACATACTTATCAAATGAAGCTGGCAGCTCGTAGCTCTTCTCATGATAGATTTGTTGGTCGATGGTTGGATGGTCCATCACTGGTCTTGATACGGTTGTAGAAAGCCAGAATAGGAATGCGAGTCCAGCTACCATCACAGCTGCACCACCAAGGGTGTCACGTTGGTCTTGTGTTAGGTTCTTAATTGTTTTCATTTTCTTCGATTGTTTGTAATAATTCAAAAATTGACCCCCAAGCACCAGATGCGTGGCGAGTGTGGTTGTTCTCTGAGCCGTAGATGCTTTTACATTCTTGCAGATTTGCATACAGCTCTTTTTCTTGGCTGCGGATGAGTTCTAAAATTTGTTCTTTGTTCATAATAAATTGTTTTTGTTTCTGCGAATATACGCAACATTTGCAAATATGTTCACTTTTCTAAACAAATTTTTTATTTTTTTTCACATTTATTTTTGTAGCGTAAGGTTTTACCCTGATTTTGTTACACAATTCGTAAGGTTTTACCCTTACTTTGTACCCGAAAAGGTGCAATATATTATGCATTTAGTCGGAATATACCCGATTATGCATACTATAATAAACAAAAAAGGGAGCCCGTGAGCTCCCCTAAAACAACGTATTATGAATACGGCACTAAGTTACAAAGGAAATTTCATTGAGTCGATAGACTTGAAGGTTTTTTTCACTCCATTTGATTCGTGTCTTGCACATTCAATTGTAAGGATGCGACCTCCAGTTGGCTTCACTGGAGCACCTCGCTCAACGTGCCACCCTTTTGACCCATCACCATACTCTTCTTTGTAGGTACCTGTGAGCATCAAGTGAATGTCTTTGTGATGGTGGCGATATCCAACTTTTGAATGGAAGCTGACGGTGTCACGCACATCATTTCTGGCAGCGTTCTCGTGGATGTGACCCATTGTGAACACATCGAAGTCCTCATACATCTCAAGAGCACGAGTCAAGTTGAGAGCTCCCTTGGTGACTACACCTCCACCACCTGAGCCGTGAAAGTATTTGATTTTGGTGGTCATCTGCACGTTGCCAAGGAATATCTGCTTGATGATAAGCCAACCACCATATCCTCCAGTAAAGACATTGCTGCCAGCTTTGTAGTTTAGGAGGTCAACGAATCGCTGAAGGATATCGGTCTCCTGGTGCTTGATGATTGCGGTCTCGTGGTTGCCGTATCCGATGACAGTAAGGATGTGAGCATACGGCAGAAACCATTCAACAGCGGTCTCAACAATGCTGTCAAGGTACTTTGAATTATTGTGCTCTGGTCGGATGTCAGACTTGTTGCCTCTGCGATCTCCGCGACCCTGCATGAGGCATAGTGCATCGCCATTTATCATGACAGGTATCTGATTATCAAGGCAATAGTCGAGGTCACGCTTCAGTAGCTTCCAGTCACTTTTGGGATTGTCCCAGTGGAGGTCTGAGAGCATTGCAATCTTCACTAATTCACCCTCGAGTTGAATCTCGTGGATGTTCTTTGCGTGCTTTTTTACAATCATAGATAATTTTTAGAGTATTTGAAGAGGTACATGGTACCCATACCAACCACAAAGCCAAGAATCAGCACCCAAAAAGTGGGCTTATCTTTCTGTGATTTGTACTTTGCCACCTCTATCTTCTGCACCTGGCGAATGGTGTCACGCTTGAGCTTGTATTCGATGCGAGTTTGCCACTTTGTTTTTGGCACATAGGAGGTCTTGTAGCGCACGATTGTGTCCTTGGTGGTGTGATAGTACTCGTATACAATTTTATTGTCTACAATCACTGGAAAAGAGTCCACAGATGTGATACGGATGGTATCAGCTACACTGTCGCAGCGGTATCCTTTTTTAATCGCCTTATTTATATGGTAATTAACACCGCAAGATGTCGCAAATATTGTCACAATTAGTGACAGAATGGTGACTTTAGAATTCATTGATGAGACAATAAGAGGTGAATTTCTGTGGTTTGCAGAGCTTGATGAACTCTTTGTATTTGGTAACGTTGTTGACCACTTGGCAACCAGCTGACCACCAACCAATGGTAGTGCCTGATGGCTTGCTCAAGTCGTATGTGTTGGGATGAAAGTTGATGCCGAAGTATCCGGTGTCGAGCTTGCCTTGCTCTTCGCTGTCATCATCCTTATCTGTGTCACGATACACTTGGACAGCGGCTCCAAGCTGGAGCAATGCATCAACCTTGCCATTGTGCTTGCCGAACTTCCAAACATCATAGTACCATTGGTCGGATTTGAGCACAGCTGCGCCCTTTTTATTGACCTTTTCAAACTGCTTGAGAGTCGGTGTTCCTGGATTGGTGGTGCCAGATGTGACCCAGATGAACTCTTCGCCATGGAATAGGTAGAACTTATCGTCAAAGCTGTTGGCTGTATCTTCATTCGAGCGCACTCCGAGAATCCAGTGCTCGGTTGGAATACCAATATAGTTGCCAAGTGACTTGACTCGCTCGAGTAGTTGCTTATCGGTGTAGCTTTTTACCATCTCTTATTGTTTAATAATAGACCCCGACAACAGTATCATCGGGGGATTCTCGGTGTTCACCTATGGAGAGCAGTCGAGTGGAGTTCATTTATTTCATACGTTCACGGAACGTGAACAGACTCTACTTCCAGCTGTCGAGTTCTTCTTTTGATCGTGTGACGAATTTACGCATCGCAGCCAGGATGTTCTTTCCAGTCACGCTCTCATATGATTCGTTGATGCTTTTGACTTCCACTATCACGCAAAAGAAAGCCACAAATTTTGTCATGATGAGCTCAACTGCAATGAAGTGAGCGATGATATCACCAGCGATGTACTTCTCGATGAGGAATGTAAAAACGATGCCACCACAATAAAGCAATGACTTGCCCATCGTGTCAGATAGTCTGCGAGATTTGAATGCTTGCCACCCTCCTTTGGTAACGCTGCGCCATACTCCGAATATGGTGTCAATGAATATGGCAAGAATGGCAACCAATACGAGTGGCTGCACCGGTGAAAGTATGGTGAAGAATGAAGCGGTCAAAAGTAGTATGGTATTTTTCATCAGATAACAAGCATTTGATTGTTGTATCCGTTGTTGCGTGGATATCCGCAGTTCCAAACACCATCCATGAAGCAATCACCGATGCACTGGGTGCATTCGATTTGTGGGCGAAGGTCAGTGTCACGATTCTCATGGCTGATGAAGATAGGATATTCAGCACGATTCTTGACCAGGTATCTGATGAGGCGCATCTCAAAGAATGCAGCCTTCTGAGCGAAGTGCTCCATGCCGAATGCAACCTCGCTTCGAGATACGCTTGAGCTGTTATCTCCGAATTGAGTCTGGAGTCCCTTGTTCTTGAGCTGATAGGTCAAACCAAAGACAGCATCTTCAGCAGACCTCCAAGCGATGACTGGCTGAATGAAAGCCACGAGCTGCTCCTCTTCAGGTGTGAGAGTCTGGTCATTGTATGCCTCGAGCAAATGGTTGTAGAATACGGTGCCAAGTATCGGCATCACTCTGAGCTGCGCTTGAGTTGCCACATACGGGAACACATCAGTCACATCCACATTGGCTGTGATAGGTGTGTTAGTCTTGAGATAGGATTCGGTGATGAAGTACAACATTACGCTTGAGGTGTTTGAGATTGTGCTGCTGCTGCTTGTGATTGAGTAAGCTCACCACCTTCAATCGGTGGGAGTGATGCGAGTGCTCTGACCTCATTGATGGTCATTGTCTCGAGTACCTTGGTAGCAACCAATGGGCTGAGTGAGTTGAGTGCGTCAGATGTCTTCGATGCATCTCCTTCGATTTCAACGATGGTCTCATTGATGATTTGGAAGTTGTTGATTGTGAACTCTGCGTTGATTTTGGCAATGCGAAGGATGTCATTGAAGATGTCAACCACTTGCTCACGCAATGGCATCACGACATTCTTTTCAAAAATGACATATGCTTGCTTGATGTCACTACCAGAACCAAGCGAGCCAGTGGTGCGGACACCCATCAAGATTGGGTCGATGGTATGAGCGAAGCAAATCTGCTCTGTGTTCAATCCGGATGCTTCCTGGAACATCTTGTCATTTTGATTGGTTGGAATGCTCTCAATCTTTGGAAGCTGGTCTTGTGAGTTAGCAAAAAATGCGACAGCTTTACCAGCGTTGGCAGCTCCTTTCATCTTGTCGATGGTATTTCTCAAGACGTTCTTCTCCTCTTCGCTCTGTGGTCGCTTAGGGAACATCATGGCGAATGAAGGGAATACACTGTTCTGAATGTTTGATTTTGCAAAGTACGAAAGCTCGCCAGAGAGATATGCGAAATTTAGTGCAGATGTGTACTTTGGCAGCGGATACCACTCCTGTCCCAAGCACTCAACCTCGTATACAAACAACTGACAACGATCAGTGCAAGTCGGATGATATCTTTTTATTGGCATCACATCAATGCGGCTGCTCCAGTCGTCACATACAAAATAGCTTTCTGGGTCTCGACCTCTTCTCACTTTGTCTGGAGATACATTCTCCATGCGATTCAGCTTCATCTTCTCATCGAAGTAGAGCTTGAAGTACACACGATTGTGCACAATCAGTTGCTCGGTTGTGATTCTGACTGTCTTTTTTAGTTTAGATTTCTTCTCAAATGTGTACAATTCAAGAAGCTCTTGAGGTGTGGTTGTAGTTGTTTTCAGCTCAATCCCTCCACCAACTACTGCATTGGTTTTGTAGTCCACGATGGAACCATGCAGAGGCGATGAGTACACAAGCTGATTCAATACGCTTGGAAAAAGATTCGAATCGCCAAAAGGAATCCAGCCAGTGGTCTGGTGTCTACCATTTACATATGGTAGAGATAAATTGCCAGCACCAATGTTGAGAAATGGTGTTGAAAAGGATTGATATCCCTCCACCATCTCGGGTGCTTTTTGCTGTGCTGTTCTGAATCGGTCAAATATGCCCATGATTAGTCGTAAATTGATGATGTTGATGCGCCACTGACAACCATTCTGCCTTCCTCAATGACCACTCCAGTAGTGTCACTGATTTCTGTGGGAGGTATGGTTGATTCATAAACGCTGTATGTGTATTGCCCTTTCGTTAGCTCGACATCAACGGGCTCATCCAGGTAGAATAGGTTGAATCGCTCTGGATAGTCGGAGTCATCTGGTGCTGTGAAGAGAATCGGGTCGGATGTTGGATTCATTTCGTTCTGAAAGACGAACAAATAATATGGTGAAGTAAGTGTTGACACCTCTGTGAGTGTCAGCACAATCGAATTCACCTCTCCTTTATTGATATATATCATTATAGTTATATTGCAAATAGGTCAAAAAATGTTCACAAACAAAAAAAGCCACCCGATTTGGATGGCTCTTTAAGTAGGTTAATTCAGATTATGCAATGACAGCATTGACAGCAGCTGCTTCAATCTCGTATGCAAGGAAGTCATTCTCTGCAACCAATGTCACGGAGTACTTACTACCATCTGCACGAGCTGTACCAGAACCTTCACCAACTGCACTCAATTGAAGGTATGGGAAGTACCAGTACTTTCCGTTCATGTCCTTCACGATTGCGTTGAGGTATTGCTGACCAGCACCCAAGATTTTGATTGCTTGAGATTTGTCTTGGTCACGACGATGGAACATCAAAGAGATGGTCGCAGTGACATAAGATGAACCATTCACAAGGTCAATTGCAGCATCCTCAACATAGCTTCCAGTGTTGCGACGTATCTCGAAAGGAGTATAGTCAGGAGCACCACCAGCTAAAGTGATTGTCTCAATAGTCCAAGTGTTGGTTGCATCCAAAGCAATGGATGAAATGTTGTCTTGCTGATTAATCCAAATCTTTTCAATGCCACCACTGTTGTTGTCGCACGATTTTACGATTGTTTCTAAAGCCTCACAAGCCATAATTTTTTTGATTTATCAGTTTAAAAAAAAAGGGGGAATTTCACCCCCTAAAATATTTAGGCAGCTGCGTTGTAGAATACAATCTCACCACCGTTCACATGAGTGAAACCAACTTTCATGTTGGCACGAGTGCGGATAACTGGCTCAGCAACTGTGTCAGCTAAGTTGATAGCACGCAACGCTTTACCATCTCCTT